AGTTTCAATGCGATCTACGCTGAGGTTTGTGTACATTGGACCGTGGCCGATGACTGCTGTCATTGGGACTGATGTAATCGCGCATTTGCCTTCTTGGTCTTGGTATATCTTCATGATTCGTTCGACGGACAGGTCGCAGGTTATTCCCGCTCGTCTACTGCGACTTCGCACGTTCATAACGCAGTTGCTGATATACCCCTCAATGCTTTTTCTTCTTTTTAAGTCATGCGTTCGACGACAAGATCGACACCATCCGTAAGGCTGGCCGACTCGCTTTCTTTCAGCTTCTGTTTTGTCGTATTTGCGCTTTCTAAATTGATCTAATTCGAGTGTGCGATTGCAGTTAGGGCAGCGCCGTGTGCGCTGGTCTTGCATGGCTTATTTCACATACCCCTCTGCTGCAAGATATGCGTTGTAGAAAACTAGAAAGTCGTCGAGGCGTAGGTGGACAACGCTGTCGCCTGTGCGTTGGTGATTGCGACGTTGGACAACGATTGGGTGTTCAGGTGCGTTGGTGTTTCGAGCGTTGCGCTCTGCTTGCTCGAGCGCTTTGTGGGGATTGAGGCGTTCGGTTCTTTTGGCCTCGATAAATAGTCCAGGTGAACCGAGTATGTCGCTGCCACCTGGTAAGCCAACAAGGCCGCCGCCTGACATGGGAGCGCGGAAGCTGGAGATTCCAGTTATCTCGTTGAGGTAACTGGACAGTTCGCGCTCGTAGTTGTCCCCCTTGCGCTGACTTGAGGAGGTCAATCTTCGTAGCCCATGTCTGCTCGGCATGGTCGGCAGAAGAACCAATGCTTTGGTCTTTTCTCTTTGCTGCCGCACGAAAGGCAGGGGCGCTGCCACTGCTCGACTTTGAAATCGCGTCGGACTGCGTACTTGGCACCGTCAAATTCTTGAAGACCCTCGCGCACGAGGATGCGTTTAAGTGTGTCGACGCAGCAGCCCAGTCGGTCTGCCATGTCTGTGTAAGTTTGATCGTGATGATTGTGATGGAGCCAAGAACGGTCCTCGTCTGAGATCGGGACCATCTTCGGCATTGCTGAACACTCTCCCTGCTGCCTGTCCGGCATATTAGACAGAAGGTGCGCTTAGTGCAACTCTCGGTGTCGATTGGGTGTTGAATGTTCTGTTTATCCATGTTAAAAAAGACGCTACTGCGTTGTGATGAGCGTCGGTCGCCCCCGTAGGGGGCGCCGACGTGAAGAACTGCGTTGTAGAAAGACTTTTAAGTCTGCGACTTGAAAGTTGGCTAGTCTTTTTTAACACCCTGACTGGCCAAAATTTTATTCACCTATTTGGCGCTTAACTTGATGAAATATCTAGGAATTGACCCAGGCATGTCAGGCGCTATAGCGGTCATCAATGACGCTGGCGCCCTCGAGGACTTTTGCCTTTGTCCGAAAACTGTTGTTGGCAAAAGCAAGCGCGTCGACATCCCCACCGTGGCTCGTTTCATCCGTGAGCAAGATGATATCGCTGGCGCTTACATTGAGAAGGTAGGTGCGATGCCCGGCCAAGGTGTCAGTTCGATGTTTTCCTTTGGCCATGCAGCTGGCGCAGTTGAAGGTTGTGTGGCTGCGATGGGCATACCGATTACACACATAACGCCACAGGCTTGGAAGAAGCGGTATGGGTTGATTGGCGCAGACAAAGATGCGCCGCGCTCCAAGGCAGCGTTGCGCTACCCAGGTCAGCCTGTTTTTAGCTTCAAAGGGAAAGGTCAGGCCGTAGCGGATGCGTTGTTCATAGCACTGGCAGGACTCGAAATCGCACTATGACCCCGGAAGAAAAGCGCCGCGCTTATGCGGCGTGGAAAGAGAAACAGAAGACCAAAGAAAAACCTCAACCCACCCCTCCTCGACCGACTCCTCCAACCAGACGCCTTGCTGAGCCTGATCTACCGCCCGAAATTGCGGAAGAAAGACGCCGCAACCGGGAAAAGCACCCTGACATTGCGGCGTTTGTTGACGATTGCCGCCGATATTTCGGCGACGTAGAGGTCGTTTCCTTCGAGGAGCGCTAGAGCTCGAGCCAGCTTCTGATAAGACGTGCTGGCCGCTTGAGGTGATGCGCAATTTCGGGTGGCTCGATGCCCTCGAGGGCCATGTCTTTAGCACGTTGTTTGCTGGAACGACTGGAGACTAGGTAGTTCTCGTCGGTCTCGTTGTTGTCACCAAATCCAATCCACTGCACGCGGTCATGCAGATCAGTCCACTCGCGCACCTTTCCGTAGCGCGCTTCGATCACCATATTCAGCCGCGCATCGTCTGGCATCTTGCTCTGAAGAAGGGGCCACACAGGGACGTCGTAGTCTTCGTCAAAGAGGCCGGCGTTTTGCCTTGCGGTCTGTTGGTCGTCGAAGACCTGAGTAATGCGTATCTGTGTCTCAAGAACCGTAAGCTGGTTGGTCGAACCCGCCTCTCGCCCTACCCCGTTCTCGCTTGGTTTGTTGCTGTGATGGACGAGGATTACCGAAAGCCCGCTGTTACGCAGCCGCACAGCCAGCTTGTTGATCTGAGCCCACTCCTCAGCGTTGTTCTCCTGCAAGCCAGGGTAAGCGCTGCGCACGGTATCGAGAACGACAACATCAGGCTCCGAAGTCTCGATCCACTGCTGAAGACGCTGCAATCCATCCCGCCGCCGCAAGTCTATGTCGTTCCCATCAACGAAGGGCGCCCAAATTTTAAGCCGGTCTTGGGTGTCACCATGTATATTTCGCAGTTCGATCAGCCGCCGGGCAATCGTTGACATACCCATTTCCCAGTCCATGTAGAGCACTCGGCCCGGCCGGCCAATCTCGTAGGGGCCGACATACTTGCGACCGCTTGCAAGCGCAGCCATGGCATGTTGAACAAAAAGTGATTTGCCGTGCCCGGAATAACCGTACACCTGTACGATTGTTCCTTGCGGGAGCCATGGTTCGATCAAGTATGATCGGCCGCTGGACTCCTCAAGAAGCTCTTCAGCGTCACGCATCAAGATCAGTCGTTTCCCTGATGGCTTTTCTTCTTGGGCTGCCTGGTGGACATACGGCTCGTAGACATAATTGCCGTCTTCATCAAAGCGATCCGGGTGGTTGCGCCGCTCTGCTGTCTCCATCGACTCTACGGTGGCCTCAAACTCACGTTCGTCGAGCGGCTCTTCAAAAAATTCTCTTTGGAATGCGTAGCCACGAAGCCGAAGGTCAGGGCCAAAGTACCCTTCCAGAATGCTCTCGCTAATGTAGCGCATGACGCGCTCATTGCGGCCGTTGCCCAGCCCGGTGGGGATGCGGAGGCTGTTCGGGAAGTGCTCTCTTACGAAGTGGGCCGTGCGGTCCCACTCGGACATCCACTCGTCAATGGGTTCGAACGTAGATAGATCGAGCTCCTCAAAATGGAACTGTGCGTCTGAGCTTTTCTCTGGCAACGTCGGCCGCCAGTCCTCCCACAACGGCATGTCGTCGTAGTCGAGCGCGCTCGTATCGTAGTCCCACTTGTAGTTATTGCTTGGTGGTAGCAGCGCATAGCTGCCATCACCCCGGAAGTCCAAGCCAGGAATACGCGGCCAATCAGCTCCTCGACTATTGATCCCAGCACGGGGGCCACGGCGGATGCCGTCACGCGGGTGGCGAAAATACAGATGGACGCCACGTTTAGTCTTAACCTTGATCCATGATCGCATGCCCGCATCGAAAGCTGCGTGCTCAGCATCTTCGTTATCGCAGTCAACAACGACGACGCCTGATATAGCCCCTGTGACAAGGGCAATATCGTAATCAGGCCACTTGGTCCACCAGTCTTCTATCTCGTCCTCTGTGGGCTGGCGTTCCTGGTATTCCTTCCAGGCTATCGCCGGGCGCTTGCCTTCCGGCTTGATCGGGATGACTGACCAGCCGCGTTCCAGATATTCATGTGCTGCGTCGAGCTTCGTTTTCATTAGTAACCTCAAAGTAAGCGTTGATGTCGACCTCGGGGAAAGCGGATTTGAGCTGCTCAAGCACCCGACTTGAGACGTAATGACGTTTCACCCACCCATAAGGTGCTGTACGCGCCACGCCAAGCGCCTTTGCCACGCAGGCGGCGCCGCCCAAGTCTTCAATAAGTGCCTCAATGTTGAGCTTCCTATCCACTGCTCAAGTCTCCTGAAATCCCGATTAGTTTGTTGGGTTGTGTTTTTAGGTGTCTTGTGTACGATACACATATCGACACCTTGATGACACCCTTTTGGGCACTTTACAGGAGGACTTTATGGCTGAAGATCGCTGGTCTGTGTTTGAAAGCACGACCAAACCTGCCTCTACCGTGGATGAGCGAGTCGAAGAGTTGGCCCTGACCTACTCTGACCTGGCCGTTCAACGCAAAGACATTGACGAACAAATGCAGCAGCTCTCAGCGGAGATTGCTCATTACGCCCCCGAGACCTCGACTGAGCACGTATTTGAAACGCCTCGATGCGAGGTGTCAGTAACGCGCTCTGAGCGTTGGTCTTGGGATCAGGAACAGCTCGAGGAAATCCTCGGCGCTGACGAGACGGTCTGGCCCGATCACGTGAAAAAGACCGTCACTGTCGACAAGCGCAAATTTCAGAAGCTGCCAGCTGACGAACAGGAGCGCTTGAAGCCAGCTCTCACAAGAAAACTTGACCCAGCAAAAGTGAAGGTGACAGTAGATGTTTAAGACCCAAAGCACGAGCGACATCGCTCAGTCAGGGCCAACAAAGGTGTTGCTTTACGCACACCATGGGTTTGGCAAAACTTTTCAGACACGTTATTACCAGAAGCGATACGGCAGCGGGCTGATTATCTCTGGTGAGAGCGGTCTCAAGTCAGTCGAAGACGTGTCTATCGACTACCTGCCGTTTACGTCGTGGGACGGCGCGCATGATCCCGACAACGGGCAGTTCTCGTTTCGCGGCATCATCAAAATGCTCCAGACCGATGACTTCAAATCAGCCGGGTACAAGTGGATCGCGATTGATTCGTTGACCGAGCTGTCTGAGCGCTTGATTGAGCACCTTGAAAAAGAGTTCGCCAACGTCAACAACGGCTTCGCCATGTGGGGCGAGTACAACCGGCTGATGTTGGGCGCGCTCAAGTGGGTGAGGGACATGGACTTGCACGTCTATGTGACTTGCCTTGCCAAAGAAGAGAAGGACGCAAACGACACGACTCAGTATTGGCCGCTCGTTAAGGGCCAGGCTGTGAGCAAGCACGTCCCTGCCCTTTTCGACCATGTCTTATGCGGCGTCCGGGTAACGGAAAAGACCGATGAAGGCATCCCGAAGGTCAAACGATTTGTCGTGACAGACGAAGTGTCTGGATGGCACGGCAAAGTGCGTGACCCCCGTAACCGTCTCAAACCTTATGAGCAGGTTGATGATGTAACTGAGCTTTTTGAGCGAATGGCTCGTAGTGATGACGAGCACCAAGCCTTTGAAAAAGCGCGTGACGATGTAAAGGAGACTGAAGAATGAGTGATTGGAATTTTGGCTCACTTGATCTGAGTAGCGTCGAGCAAGACGAAGGTATTCGTCGACTCGATCCTGGCGAGCATGCTGTTAAATGCACGGACGCACGGATTGAGCCAGTTGGTGATACGGCAAATCGTAAGCTCGTTGCAGAGTTCTCAGCAGATGACGGCTCGGGAACTATTCGACATAACTTCAACATCCATCACACAAGTGAACAGGCGCAAGAAATTGGCCTTCGTCAGCTAAAGACGTTCCTTGTGTCGGCCAATCATCCAAACCCAGACAAGCCTGGCGACGTGGAGACGATGAAGGGGCTCAAGTGCAAGGTATATGTGGGCATGGGTAAGCCATGGCGCGACCGCAATGGTGTTGAGCGTCAGAACAGCGAAGTAAAGCGATTCATGCCGATTGAAAGTAAGACTTCCAATTCGCAAGGTTCAGAGCCGAAGAAAGACTTTGACGACGCGATACCGTTCTAAACCCCACGTTGAGGGGGTGCAACGCCCCCTCTTTTTTTACTGACAAAAGGAAACGTGATGACCGACGCATCCGACATTGTTAAGTCCATAGATGACGGCTACGAGTCAGGCAAAGAAGAGAAGAGTCGCGCGTATCTCGGCGCTAGCATCATCGGCAATCAGTGTGATGCGTTGCTGGCATTTAACCTGCGCGGATTTCCCAACGAACCACCGAGCCCACGCCTCAAGCGCATTTTTCGGCTTGGGCACATCCTCGAGGACGAGGTTGTTGCTGATCTGAAAAAGCGCGCAAAGCTGCAAGTGTGGGAAGTCGATGGACTGACCGGCAAGCAGCACAGCTATGAGTTGTGGGGCGGCCATATCAAAGCTCACATGGATGGCCATTGTGAGATTGATGGCGAGCTTCATGTTCTTGAGATCAAGTCCATGAACGACGCCTCGCACACGAAGTTTAAGAAGAATGGCGTCAAGATCAGTCACCCGCAGTATTACTCGCAGGTGACGATGATGATGGGGATGTCAAAAATCCCAAAGACGCTTTTTATTGCCATCAACAAGAACACGTCGGAGTACCACGCAGAGATTGTTGAGTTCGACGATCTTGAATACTCGTTTATCCAAGAGCGGATCGAGCGCATTGTCACTGGGCGTGTGCAGAAGATTTCATCAGACGAAACTGACTGGCGATGCCGTGGCTGCTTCAAGCGCGGTGTTTGCTGGGGCAGCAAAGAAGTGCCTGTAACTTGCGCAACGTGCAAGTTTTCTGGACCGAACCCGCAAGGCGGCTGGCACTGCTACAAACACGACCGCACGGCCGTAGACCCATGCGACGAATATCAGCGCTTTGAACCGGAGCCGAGGTGAGTAATGTCGACTACCGTAGAAACACTGCTTGATAATTTTTATGACTTAAAGATACAGCGCACGAACATCGCACGTGAGATTGATGACCTTGAGAATCTAATTCACTCGATCACTGAGCGATTGGATGAACTAAATAGCCATGACCCGCAAGCTCGCTCTAGTAAGGACTGGCGAGACCAGTGTGCTAAAGCGAGAGACAAAAGACGCGGCGTTCGTGACACTGTTGCAGAGAAAAAACAGGAAATGCGGCGCATTGAAGCGCGCATAGAAAC